AGGTAAAGCACCTCAGTTTTCTGACACAAAAGCAGCTCGTATGCCCGCATTTTTTGAACATGCAAACACAAACCTACCCCAGTACGCTTAACTTTCATTCAGAAAAGTTAGAGAAACTGGTAGAGGATTTAGAATCCAAGTTCGCTTGGTATCCCGTCCACCCCAAGGAGGACTTAGCCTCCATCATGTATCGCTCCGGACAACAGGAAGTGATACAATATATAAAATCTATAGTAGAAGAAATCTAATGTGTGTATTCGGAGGGGGTGGTGCTAGATCAGCACCGTTACCAACCCCCGCACAAACTTTTCAGCCTCGTGTTCAACAACAGAAACAGGAGTCTGTAAGACCTGAGAAGAAAGAACTTCTCGACCCAGATGAAACAGCAGGCGTAGAGTATGGCTCAAGTGCTAAGAAGTCAGCTCCAAGTGCCGGTAAAAAGACAGGTACAGACGCTCTCAAAATTAATGTAAACACCGGCGGAACACAAGGCGGTGGAACTGGAGGATTAAATGTATAAAGCCAGAGAACTATACAGCAAGCTATCAAGTGACAGATCACAATTCTTAGACGTTGCTGTAGAAGCCTCTGAACTTACCCTACCATACCTCATTACACGTGACGTAACATACAAAGGAACAAAGTCTTTACTTCAACCGTTTCAATCAGTTGGAGCAAAGGCTGTTGTTACTCTAGCTGCAAAGCTAATGCTAGCTCTCGTACCACCACAGACAGCCTTCTTTAAACTGCAAGTCAGAGACGACAAGTTAGGAGAAGAGCTTGACCCTAAGATGAAGAGTGAGCTAGACCTATCGTTCTCCAAAATAGAACGTAGTATTATGGATTACATAGCTGCATCTAATGACAGAGTTGTGATTCATCAAGCATTAAAACATCTAATTGTATCAGGCAACGCTCTTATATTTATGGGCAAGGATGGCTTGAAGCACTACCCACTTAATAGGTATGTAGTAAACAGAGATGGAAATGGTAACGTAATAGAAATCGTTACAAAAGAAATTATTAGCCGTAAGGTGTTAGGTCTTGAGTTGCCTGCACCACCAGAAGCGGGACCAAATGCACCAGACTCATACGAAGACGACGCTGAAGTGTACACTTGCGTTAAGATGGACGAGAGCAGTGGACGTTGGACTTGGCATCAGGAAGTAGACGATATAGTCTTACCCGGTAGCCGCAGTACAGCACCAAAGAATACCTCTCCATGGTTAGTGCTTCGATTTAATACCGTAGATGGAGAAGACTACGGACGTGGTAGAGTAGAAGAATTTATAGGAGACTTACGTAGTCTCGATGGATTATCTCAAGCCCTAGTAGAAGGAGCTAGTGTAGCAAGTAAAGTTATCTTTCTTGTATCACCATCCTCTACAACAAAACCACAAACCTTATCAAAGGCGGGCAACGGTGCTATCATACAAGGTAGACCAGAGGATGTAGGAGTTGTCCAAGTCGGTAAGACAGCAGACTTCGCCACAGCATCACAAATGGTACAACAGATAGAGAGAAGAATACTTGAAGCCTTCTTAGTTATGAATGTAAGACAGGCAGAGAGAGTAACAGCAGAGGAAGTACGTCTGACACAGCTCGAGCTAGAGCAATCACTCGGCGGATTGTACTCGTTGTTAACTGTAGAATTTCTCATACCTTATCTCAATAGAATACTATTAGTACTACAACGCAGTAGACAGATACCAAGCTTACCTAAAGATTTGGTACGACCTAAGATTGTAGCCGGTATTAATAGTTTAGGTAGAGGTCAAGATGCAGAAGCATTGACGAGATTCATAGGCACTATTGCACAGACACTAGGACCAGAAGCCTTAATGAAATACGTCGACCCAACAGAAGCTATCAAGAGATTGGCAGCTGCACAAGGTATTGATGTACTAAACTTAATTAAGTCTCCAGAAACTATGGAAGCTGAAATGCAACAGCAACAGCAGATGGCAGCACAGCAAGGCTTAATCAAACAAGCCGGTTCGATAGCTAGCAGTCCACTGATGGACCCTACTAAAAATCCACAGGGTTTATCTGACTCAGGTATCTTACCTATCCAAGACGAAGAACCACCAACTCAATAATGGCAGAAGAAAACACTTACACAATAGACAACTCGCCACAGACAGAAACTATGGCTGACAACCTCACAGCTGACGAGCAAGATTCTCTTGCCGTCGGTGAGAAGTTGGTTGCAGAACAAGAAGGACTGCTAGCGGGTAAATACAAAGATGCAGCAGAGCTAGAAAAAGCATATGTAGAGCTGCAAAAGAAACTAGGTAGTAAAAATCAAGAAGTAGATGAAGACGTAGAGCAAACCTCTGCGACAGACGAGAAAGAAGAGACGAGCCTTAGCGATGGAGCTTCTCTCATTACATCTGCAAACGATGAATACTACGAAAATGATGGTAAGCTATCTAAAGAAACTCTAGACAAGTTCTCGGATATGTCTAGTAAAGAGTTAGTCGAAGCTTACTTAGAGGTACAGAACACTGACGCTTTTAAAGCAGCACAGAATGATGTACCTGATCTTACCGAATCAGAGATAAACCAAGTCAAAAACTTTGCCGGTGGAGAAACAGCTTATGACAATATTATTGCATGGGCTAACACTAACTTAGATGATAATTCTAAAAATGCTTTTGACAGTATTGTAAACACTGGTAGTATAGATGCTATCAAGATTGCAGTAAATGGATTGAAGGCACAGTACGAATCAGCAAATGGATTTGAAGGAAAAATGTATACAGGTAAAGCACCGAAAGGTAACACAGATGTATTCCGTAGCCAAGCAGAATTAGTACAGGCTATGAGTGACAAAAGGTATGATAGAGACCCTGCCTACAGGCAAGACGTTATCGAAAAACTAGACAGATCAGATTTGGATTTTTAACTATGCCCGGACATTACGGAAAAACCACAAAGAAGAAAACCCCTGCGAAAAAAATGTCAAAGGGACTAGCCGCACTCGCAAAAAAAAGACCAAAAGTTGCGGCTGCAATCATGAAAAATAAAAAGAAAAAGTAATGGCTAAAACAAAGAACCCCGGTAAAGGTGGTTCACCCGGTACTCCTACACCTGATTGGGATAAGGACTGGCCGAAACCCGGTACTAGACCTAAACCAGAAGATAGACCAACTGGCATGCCCGGGACTACAAACCCTTTCCTAGTTATGAAAAAGCGAGGTAAAGGTAAATTTAAAGGAGACCCTACTACCAATGTCAACGAAGCGTAAAGGATTAAAGATTGCAAACTTAGCTGATGGCACACCCGACTCGTCTATGATGAATTATGTAACTGAAAAAGGTTTCTATTTAGATGGTCGTGGTAATGCTTTTATGCAAAACGGTGGTAAGTTTTTTGACGCAGGCGAATATAACCCTGACGTACACGGCATGCCCGTACCGTTAGCTAAGAAAGGCAGAACAAAACTTAAGATAGGTACTGCATAATGGCAGTTAAGAAGAAGAACGTCAGTCTCAAGATGGGCAAGCACAAGTCCCGTACTGGTGGACTGACAGCAGCCGGTAGAAAAAAGTATAACAGAGCTACCGGCTCTAACCTCAAGGCTCCACAGCCCGGAGGAGGTGCACGCAAAAGATCATTCTGTGCAAGAATGTCTGGTGTAAAAGGACCAATGAAAAAACCAAACGGCAAGCCTACTCGTAAAGCTCTTGCCCTACGTAAATGGAAATGCTAATGGCAAAAACATACTCAGAAGACGGAAGCGTCAACGAAAGTAAAGGAAACAAAAACCCTCTAAAAAATATTAGAAAGAATCCAAACTTTGAACTCAAACTACCTACTGGAGGCAGTGTCAAAGGTGGTGCAAAGAGGGAAAAAGAAATCGACGATTTTTACAAAAAGATTAGAGGATACTAACATGGCAAGACGTGGTTTATACGCCAACATTCACGCCAAGAGAAAGCGGATAGCCGCAGGCTCTGGCGAGAAAATGAGAAAAGTGGGTTCTAAGGGCTCTCCCACTGCCGCTCAATTTAAGAAAGCAGCGAAAACAGCAAAACCTTACAAAAGAAAAACTAAGAAAAAATAAATGATTACTACCGATACAGATGGTAGAGAAAACATCTACCCAAACGAACCCCCTATTCAATTATTACCAAAACAAAAACTAATGTCACCAGAAGCAGAAAGATTTAATGGTTGGGCAGCTATGCTCGGCTTCGTAGCAGCAGTAGGAGCTTATGCTACAACAGGACAAATCATACCCGGAATATTCTAATGTCAGCTATCTCAGTAACAAGAGGTAGCAGCACTAGCAACTGGGAAAGATTTTGTCAGTGGGTTACAAGCACAGAGAACCGCCTATACGTAGGTTGGTTTGGTGTACTTATGATACCCTGCTTATTAACAGCAACAACTTGTTTTATACTCGCCTTCATCGCAGCACCGCCTGTAGACATAGACGGCATACGTGAGCCTGTTTCTGGCTCGTTAATGTACGGAAACAATATTATATCAGGAGCAGTCGTCCCCTCCTCTAACGCAATCGGACTACATTTTTATCCTATATGGGAAGCCGGCACACTGGACGAGTGGCTATATAATGGCGGACCATATCAACTCGTTGTCTTTCATTTCCTCATAGGTGTAGCAGCTTATGCAGGCAGACAATGGGAGCTATCATACAGACTTGGCATGAGACCATGGATTTTTGTTGCTTATACAGCACCATTATCAGCAGCTCTTGCAGTCTTTCTTGTCTATCCATTTGGTCAGGGTTCATTCTCTGACGGTATGCCTTTAGGAATCAGTGGAACATTCAACTTCATGTTTGTCTTCCAAGCGGAACACAACATCCTTATGCACCCCTTTCATATGCTCGGAGTTGCGGGCGTGTTTGGTGGTAGTTTGTTTAGTGCTATGCACGGAAGCCTTGTTACTTCCTCGATCATTAGGGAGACCACGGAAGACGTTTCACAGAACTATGGTTACAAGTTTGGTCAAGACGAGGAAACTTATAATATAGTAGCCGCACATGGTTACTTCGGCAGACTTATTTTCCAATATGCTTCTTTTAATAATTCTCGTAGCTTACATTTCTTTTTGGCTACTTGGCCCGTGGTTGGCATATGGCTCACCTCAATGGGTATCTGCACCATGGCTTTCAACCTTAATGGTTTTAACTTTAATCAGTCAATCGTTGATGCCAACGGAAAGATTGTTCCTACTTGGGCAGACGTTGTAAACAGAGCTAACCTTGGATTCGAGGTTATGCACGAGCGTAATGCACACAACTTCCCACTCGACTTAGCTTCAGCTGAGTCAACAAACGTAGCACTTACTGCACCACAGATAGGTTAACTCCTACGTCCGTTCATCGCTTTCAGCGACGCATGCAATCAAGTCATGGAACGGGGACTTGGTATCGGAGGAGACTATGACAGTAACTTACGTTTACCGTGGTGTTGTTTATACTAAACTAATTAAGTAATGGCACATCAAAGTTCACAGGTTAGAGCTTTTGTAACTCGGTATACACCCGAGACAGAAGACAAACCAGAAATCAAAACTGAAGAAAAGAAAGAAGATGACGCTCAACTAGAGACACCTTCTTACTAACAGCACGGGGAGCACCTCAGAGTCGGACTCCCCTGCACTTGGCAAGAGCCCGGTAAGCCGGATACCTTGAGCCGTCTAGACGGTAGGGATAGACCTACAAAATCTCGAGAAAAAATTTGTACAAAGCAATATAAACCCTCAATCAATCCATAATAATGGCACAACAAAATAGCACCTTAACAACGGCTCTTACTAGCCCGGGTGCAGATAATGGTGTCGCTTCTACTACTGCTAATAGAAGAGCACTTTACCTTAAATTGTTCAGTGGAGAGATGTTCAAAGGCTTCCAGAGAAATACAATCGCTAGAGACCTTGTAATGAAGAGAACACTTACTAACGGTAAGAGTCTTCAGTTCATCTTCACAGGTAGAACAACAGCCGAGTACCATACACCCGGCAACAGCATACTAGGTAACTCTGATGGAGCACCTCCAGTAGCTGAAAAAACCATAACTTGCGATGACCTATTAATTAGTTCTGCGT